GTTTATAGCAAACTCTGGATGATTGGGATTTATGTGTGCGTCGACGACTACAACGTCTACGTTTTTTCCAGAACTAGTCGTAGTTACAGTTTGAGTACTTTGTGTAAATGATCCATCAGTTCCCCAGCCCGAAAGGGTAGCACCAGAAGTTGATCGATATAATCCCCAGTTTTTATCATTAGTATCGATGGTAGCACTTTTTTCAAAGTTGCCAGCCTGAGACCAATGATGAACAACCTCGATGCCCATTTCTCTAGGAGGACGTTCTACAGCAATCACTCTAGAATCATTTCTTAATTGTTCTGCTTCTTCATCTGATAACATGAAGTGTGTATTTCTACTAATTTCTCTTAATTGAGTTATGTCAACAATTCTATTTGGAATATATAAATTTCCGTCAGGTGATTCCATGTCCGCAATGATTGAATCTGCATCAGCCATTGTTTTAGCAGTAACAACGTATTCTTTTAAATCGCTCATATTACCCCTCGATTTTTACTATAGTCAATGTTACTGTGACAGTACTTGAAGATCCACTTAGGTTTGTAACTGCTAATTCTATATTTGTTGTTGGGGAGCTTTCGTTATTAAATCCGATAGTTCCGGGACTAATTACAATTGTTTGAGCCCCTGAAGTAATAACTTCTGATATAATACCAGATCCTGGACTTGGATCAGAAGTTTGTAGTCGACTAGCATCAGCAGTTCTACTAGCACTATCAGTGTATATCCTTACCCACGCACCAACTGAGGTTTGTATCTTGTATAATATATAACCTTTAAATCCAACAATAGTCAAGTTGCCAGTTGCATTGTTTGCTAAACTAGCTGTAGTTCCAGCGGCAGTCCCACGTGATGCTAGACTACTTGCACTGCTAATAATTCCGCTACCATCAATAGTAATAGTAGTACCATCGACCTTAACTCCACCTAATTGGCTTGTGCCTGCTGTTGCTAAACTTATCGCTCCGCTAGTATTATTAAGACCACTGGTACCTACTGCGGCAACGGTAACACCGCCTAACGTAGATGTGCTAGCTGTAGGTAATGTATAAGTGTTTGCTCCACTAATAACTCCACTACCATTGATAGTAATAGTTGTACCATCTACTTTAACTCCTCCCAACACTGAATTGGTTGCTGTAGGCAAAGTGTAAGCAGTAGCAACTAATTGATTGCTGCCATTTAATGTGATAGTACTTCCATCGATCTTAACACCACCTAGAACTGTAGTTGATGCAGTTGGTAATGTATATCCGCCGGTGCTAGTGATAACACCGTTGGTAATTGTGATAGTAGTTCCGTCTACTTTAACACCACCTAGTACACTTGTGCTTGAAGTTGGTAGTGTGTATACCGGAACATCTGCCCATGATGGAAATCCTGCAACAGTAGTTAACACCTGACCGTTAACACCTTTGGCTAGCTTAGATAATGTATTGGTTGCTGATGCATAAATTACATCACCGCTGGTGTATGTAGTTAGTCCAGTTCCGCCTTTCGTTGCACCAATTGCAGTAGCGTTCCACGTACCTGTGGCAATCGTTCCAACACTTGTTAAACTACTAGATACTACATTACCTGCTAGTATTGTTCCGGTTAATGTTCCAGCAGCGGCAGCTATGGTAATATCAGCACTTCCATCAAATGCAATGCCGTTGATAGTTCTAGAAGTTGTTAATGTTGCAGCACTACCACTAACACTACCAGAGATTGTATTAGTAACTGTTAGGTTAGTTAATGTGCCAACACTAGTTAAACTTGAACTTGTTATTGTTGATTTTAATGTTGAACCAGTTAATGTATTTGCATCTGCTGTTACAGTGATATCACTGCTGCCATCAAACCCTATACCGTTAATATATTTTACTACTGCTAATTTTGTTGCTGTTGATGCATTTCCGTAAAATGCGGTAGCTTCAATAGGGTTATTAAATGCCCATCTTCCTGTACTAATTGACCAAAGAATGGTTTTGTCAGTAGTTCCTTTGAGAATGATACCACCGCCATCGGCTGTATTATCGGATGGATTGGATACAGATCCAAGCTCGATATTTTTATCGTCAACAGTTACTATTGTTGAATTTACTGTTGTTGTACTACCGTTAACTACTAAATTACCTGATAGATAAAGATTACCACCGAGATTTGAATCCCCGGTTACAGATAACGAGGTCAATGCTCCGACAGTGGTTAAACTTGAATTAACAACATTACTGGCTATCGTTGTGCCAGTTAATGCTCCGGCTGCCGCTGTTCCAATAGCACTAATAGCAGAAAGAACGTTGCCGGTCATAACAACGGTAGTTCCGTCAACTCTAACGCCACCTAATGTAGACTGTGATGCAACGGGTAATGTATATGCCGAGGCACTACTGATAACATCATTGTTATCAATAGTAATAGTAACCCCATCGACTTTAACACCACCTAATGCTCCATTGGAACCAACACCTGCAGGAGTAGAATTGAACCCTAAAGGAACCCCAGTAATTTTATTAAAATTTAAACTAGCGATCCACGATGGATCATTGTAAACGACATTATTATAAATGCCATTAGTTACAGTTCCAGCGTTGCCAGTTACAGATCCGGATATAGGATTAGTAACAGCTAAATTAGTCAATGTGCCGACACTGGTTAATCTACTCGATACTACATTATTAGCCAGTGTTGTTCCGCCTAATGAACTAGCTTGAATTACTGATTGGTCGTTAACGATATTATACAGTTCTGTAAAATTAGCATTTATCTTAGTCGCCCCAACAACCATAGTATCGCCTTTGCGATCATTTGGTGTTAATCCTATATTGATAATTTGTTGTGTCATTTTAAAATCCTCGGTCCCATGTTATTGCAGCATTATCGAAACTAGCAGTATTACTGTCAAAAACATAACTGGCAATTACAGGGGTTGATGAAACAGGTGCTGCTGGCGCCGTTGCATCGTTTGTTGTAGTATTTAAACTATGTGTTGGAAATGCTAGATATTGATCTTGGAATTGTTTATCCAGCACATCTATTACATATCGATCCATTTCTAGATCGATAGTTTTAAAATCAAAATCGCTATATTTTATTCTGGACATAACTAAATCGGCTTTGTCAGGAAGCACATAGCAAAGTACCAATGCTTTAACATATCCAGGCTCGGTAAGAGCATTGTCCTGAAGACTACGCATCCATAACGGAAGATATGTGCGATCCCGTTCTCCGACACCCTGAATACGTTTTCTCATATTTTTAATCGATGTTGGAAACACACGTTGTTTGTCTCGATCGCTAACAAATGGAATATCGCTATCGACTTTGATATCATTATAGCTGACTAAGATTGGACTGTTAATATTATTCGGAAGTTCTACAGTAGGACTAATCGTTACTCCGTTTTGTTCTAATGGATCGATAATTTCTACATATATTGCTTCGTAGATCGTTTCTTGCGTAATCGGATCTTTAGCCTTGGCTGATTTTACAGCTCCAAAGTTTAATCTTTTCTTTCCATGATTACGACTCATGGCCTGCACAAAATTTATTGCTTCTGTGCTTTCAATGCCTGCAAACAGTAGAACTTTAAGTTCGGTTTGAACTCCAAAATTGATATCTCCGAACCGATAAATTTCTTTCGGTTTAAAAATACTTGAATCGGTGATAAAGTTAAACCAATTTAATCTCTTGGCTTTTTTCTGTAACGGTTTAACATATAAGTTAGCAAATGCTTTTACATTTTCGTTAGTGACAGCTACACGGAATTTTTTAATAGACTCTGCAAACCGAGCAGTGTCTCTAGCCATTACTTCAAATGTAAATACTTTGTCAGCAGTGGTTGACCCGTTGTCCCATGTTGCATCGTAACTTCTGCTGTATGTTGAATCTTGTGTACTCGAATCGTGATCGTAAAATCTAGTAAGTCCAGGACCATGAGCATCTGCGAATTGTTTTACCTTGCCCTCAATCTCGCCAGTGCCTAGTAATGACAGCCCTGGCGGAAGTCTACCGGAAACTAGTTCAAATAATGTTGAGTTACCGTACAATAAGCTGTTAGCTCTAAGTGCTAATTGACTAGGAGTGTTAGCTTTAATGGTTCCGAGATCTTCTTCGGTTATCCAATCAATAGCACTTTCAATTTCACCGATGATTTGTAGGGTGAATGTTTTTTCACTAATTGCTGCACTAGACTGCCAATAGTCAGGCTCCTCGGAAGGAATCGCATTTTTACCTACTTGTATACACACCCATACAATTTCATTATATATAACGGCATCATTTATTTGATATATGGTTGCTGCTTTCCATGCGCCTTTTAATGCATAGGAAACAGTAACAACATCGACTAAAAAATTAGCTGCTATTACACTAAATGTAAATGGTCGTGTTACTGCTCGTTGATATGGAACCTTGCCAGCAATTTCACCGGTTATTTGATCTAAGGTCATTCCCGGCGGCAACACACTCGGTGAACCATCTGGATTGGTCTTTGATAAGAAATATACCAAAGTACCAGTTATTCCTGGAGCTCTATAAACATCTAAAAAGATAGTCAGGTAGTTGTTAGCACGATGACGTCCGAGGTCGGACTCGGTGACCCACAGCGGAAGTCTATTGCTAGAAGAGCTGGCCTGGAATACATTTGTATCGACTTGAACAATGCTGTTGTCGGCTTTTAAAAATTCTTCAGTTACTACATAAATTCTAAACAATCGTTTAGACTGTGTGCGGCCATCACTTACGGTAATTAAAAATGTATAAAATCTACTAAGGCGTCTCGGAGTTCTCGACTCTTCGCTATAGTCGTAAGTAGTTACATCGTACAGATAGTCATCAAATCCGTTTGATCGTGCTTCTACTTTATCTAATGGTAATATATCAAATGCTGATGTATCGTAACCGCCAGTATAACTATTTTGATTTTCTACAGCAAATATCGGATCGGTGTATCCATATATTCTTCCATCCTTGGTAATATCAAGTCCAGGAGGTAATTGTCCGTCCATAGGCTGTAGGTAATATTCTAAAACGTCGCCTGCAATGACATCGTTGTCTTCGGTTTCTAATTGAAAATCTACATATGCATTGTCTAATACATAGTAGGCATTTTCAGGCCCAACATTTAAAAACCCTTCCTTAGTCAGCCACTGCGGAGCATCAGCACCGTCAACAGACATAGTAAATGTTCTATCTTCAATGTCGATCCCGTCAGAGGCTCTAACGACAAATTTACTTTCTGTAAATTTAACAACTTCGACTGGGCTACCTTTAATAGCACCGTTGTCGAGTCTAAGTCCTCGTGGAAGACGGCCAGCTAGTAATTCGAATGTTACTGTGCGAGTCGGAGACGAAGCTACTAAAGGAATTTCTAAACTTATACGTTCAGTTACTATTCCTAGGCTGCCTGCAGGAGTAATCCAAGTCACTGCCATAGGTATTAGTCCTTAAAGTCCTGAGCCTAGATCTAGGTTTAATCTGCCTGGGGCTGTTAACAAGCCCATGTCTATGTTAGCGGCAGCTAATGCTAATTGTGTAGGATTTACAAAATTATTAGTAAGTGGGCCAAAATCTAAATTTAATAATATTTGATTTAAATCCAGTTTAGTATCGATATTTAATGTTGACCCTGTTGTCGAAACAGTAATATTTTTATTACCTGTTACATTAAATTGACCTAGATTAGTATTATCGGCAACAATTGGACTTCCTACATCTGGAATAATCTTAGTAAGTGCATCAGGCTGTGTTGAACGAATAGTTAAAGAGTTCGCTCCGGAATCGATAGCGACGCCTTTTCCTGCAACTAAATTTTTAAATTCTAAATTATTACCAGTCTTTTGTTTGAATACTCCAGACCCAGTGCTTCCAATATTTGAGGCAGTAATTGTTAACGTTGCATCCAGCGTTGCAAAGTTTGCGTTTACTTTTGTAAATGCGGTACGTAGGTCATCACCTAAACCGTCGTTTACTTGATTTCCTAGATTAATTCGTTGTATTGTCATAATATTATTTACCGCCCCATATTTTTATATTTTATACTAATACTGTCCAACTATATCCATCGCAGAAGATTTCTGTTTTAGAATTTGTTGAAACAATGTTAATAACGTTACTGTCTGCGTCTTTGACTGAGATTGAATATGTTCCTGATCTATTTTTAATGACCAAACGTAGACCAGCTATACCAGCACCTGCATTTGGTAAAAATAGATTTCTATTTGAAAACAGCGGCTGTGCTGTTAAAATGTTACCAGTGATTTCTGCAGCAGTTAGTGTAAGGTCTCCACTTGCAAGACCAGCTAGATCCATTACACCTTGATACAGTGCATTTGATATTGTTGTTTTGCCAGTTACAGTTAGCGCATCGAGTACAGATACTTTACCAGTGCCGCTAGCTGCTAATTCTAGATCTGCATTGGAATCAACAGTTGTAATTAAGTTGCTGTTGATGTTAATACTGCCAACAGTTAGCCCTTCACCATAGCTAACTTCTTTGGTTACTGGATTATAATGAATGACGTAATTTGTTGCTATATTGCGAACTGGATTAACGTAGAATCTATTTGCACCGCCGCTGTTTAAAGAACTGCCGACGGCATTTAAAATAATTGAATTTGCGTGTTGATTACTGTCGCCA